GGTGGCCCATTTTGATAACAGCAAAGGCACCGGCGAACCGTTAAGCGGTATGCGACGTGGCAACCTCATTAAAGGCCGTAACACCCAATGGCGTACCGATGCCGTTAAAAAGGGCTTTAAGGTAAAGGTAGGTGTACGCGCTAGCAAAGAGCGCTACGTGAATTACAACCGCACTACTGATGGTGTAGTGACCCATACCGAGCAGGTGGTATATGGCAGTAAGCCTTACCAGTTGATGGTTATCCAACAGGCCAACGCAGCTGGCGCGATCTATGACCATGCCGGGCGCAACACACAGAGCATGTTTGTTACCAACCTAAACGCTGAGGTAGGCGAGCAACCTCGAGCCATTGACAAAGCAGTTACTAATAACCGTGAGGCAGTCGAAGCCAAAGTAGAGTTAGTAATTAACGACGTTGCCCGGCGCACAAATATGAAATTAGGTTTTAACCGTGGCAATTAACATACCGATTATTTCGAGCCTTGACGGTACCGGGTTTGCTAAAGCCTTAACGCAACTAAAGAAACTAGAAACCACCTCAGAGCGTGCGGGGTTCATTGCAGGTAAAGCGTTTATACCTGCCGTTGCTGCCATGGGTGCCCTTACCGCCGCTGCTGGTTTCAGCGTTAAAGCAGCCATAGAGGACAGCGCCGCGCAAGCCCAATTAGCAAAAACATTGCAAAACGTCGTAGGTGCAACCGACGCACAAATTAGCGCTACCGAAAAGTCCATTAGTGCTATGGCTATGGCTACCGGTGTTGCTGACGATCAGTTACGCCCGGCGATGGCCTCACTAGTTTTAGGTACGCAAGACGTTGCAACGGCTAACGATGCACTTGCATTAGCGCTCGACGTTTCAGCCGGCACAGGTGCAGACCTGGCAACCGTTAGCGATGCGTTAAGCAAAGCGTATGGCGGCAACTTTAAGGCGTTGCGCCAGTTATCGCCACAGTTGTACTCAATGATTAAAGACGGTGCCAGCCTCGATGAGGTTATGGCTGAATTGGCTCGCACGTTTGGTGGCTCGGCAGCCGTTGCAGCGAACACGGCAGAGGGTAAATTTAAGCGCTTAAACGTGGCGCTAAGTGAAGCAGCCGAAGCAATCGGGTTGGCTATTTTGCCAGCCGTTGAGGCCGTACTGCCATACCTCATTAGTTTTGGTAATTGGGCGCAAGATCACGTAGGTACCCTCATGGCTGTAGGCACCGCCATTGCTGCTATCGCTACCGCGCTGATTGGATTTAAGGCCGCGCAAGTAATTGCTAACGCTGTAACCGTGGTAACCACCGCGCTTAACTGGTCACTTGCCGCCTCAGCTGCAGCTGCTAACACCGCGCTAACTATTGGCGTTGGTGCTGCCGCTATTGCTGCCGGGCTTGTAGTTGCAGCGGGCGCGTTCATGGCGTTTAAGGCTGCAACCAAAACCAGCGTAGAAACCATTAAACCGTTTGGCCCGCAACTCAGCGAAATAAACAAGGGCCTTGGCCCACTACCTGACAACTTAGAAAAAACGGGTGGCGCTGCTAAAAGCATGGCAGACAAAGTAAAAGAAGCCAGCGACGCATTAAAGAAGTATTTAGAAGCCGCGCTAGCCGATGCACAAAAACAGTTAATAGATGCCCAAACAGCGTTTAGTGATTTTGCTACCGAGGTAAGCGACAGCATTAAAGATGCGTTTAGTTTCGCTGACGCTAAAGACGCTGGCGATGAAACAGGCCAAGGATTTTTACAAGGCTTGCGCGATCAGGTAGCCGGCGTAGTTAAGTACGGCAAAGACGTTAAAACGCTATTGGAAATGGGCCTCAGCCAACAGGCATTACAGGCCGTGCTCGACGCGGGCGGGGAAAGCGGCGCGGCCATTGCAGCCGAGTTAATCGCTGGCGGTGTTACCGCTATTGCCGAAACCAACGATTTAGTAATGGCAGCAGAAAACGCAGCTGCAACTATCGGACAGCAAGCAGCCGCGCAATGGTTTGGCGCTGGCGTGGATAACGCACAGTCATATTTGCAAGGTGTTGAGGCAGCGTTTGCGGAAGCACAAAAACGCCTAAAACAAAAGGGCTTAAAAATTGCTGACATTAAAGGCATTAGCGCGGGGTTCAGCGAAGCCATCGCGCGCCCCCAGGTTGCCTCGGTTACCCCAATTACTACGGGTAGCAGCCTAGGTTTGCCGGGGCAATCGGGTGACATAACTATTAACTTGTCTACCCTTGTGCCTAACGCAAGTGCCGGGGAAGCAATCGTAAACGCTATACGTGCATACAACAGGGCTGCAGGCCCGGCCAATATTGCGGTTTCGTAATGGCCACGTCGGTAATTGCTAGCGGTGACTACGAACTATTTATAGATACAGGTTTTCAGTTAGACGCATTTACCTTAAATGACCCGGTAAAGGGCGTATTAAATAACACTCAATACGTGCTAGATGGCACCACAGAATTTGCCCCAATGCTGCAGTACAGCAACACCATTAGCGTTAATCGTGGGCGTCGCGAGATCGGTGACCAGTTCAGCGCCGGCACCATGACGTTTAGCCTTGACGATAGTTTGGCTGGCGGGATACTAAACCCGCTGTACTCAAGTAGCCCGTTTGTAGACCCCAACGGGCAGTTCACCCTTGCCCCGTTACGGCGCGTATCGTTTGGGCGTTACGACAGCACTAATACATTTGTCGAATTGTTCGCCGGGCAGATCGTGAATTATGACTACTCGTATGAATTGGGCGGGAATAACACGGTTATGGTTTATTGCGCTGACGATTTTTATTTACTGGCTCAGACCGCTATGGCTGAATTTAACGTAACCGAGGAATTAAGCAGCGCCCGTTTATCGGCTGTACTTGACCTACCCGAGGTTGCTTACCCGGTAGCCAGCCGAAACATAAACACCGGCACCCAAACCCTTGGCGGTGCATCGGCTTACACCATTGCTGAGGGCACCAACGTAAAGGCTTACATAGACCAAATACAAACAGCCGAGCAGGGCCGTATTTTTATGGCACGTAACGGGGTGCTGAATTTTGACCCGCGCATAGGTAACACGATTAGTGGCAGCGTTGCCGATTTCCACGACGACGGAACCCAAATTCCATATAACAATTTGGCCATATCGTATAACGCAGATCAGATCGTGAACCGTGCCAGCGTGCAACATTTAGGCGCTGCCAGCCCCGAGGTTGCTGATGATCTAGCCAGCCAAGGTAAATACCTAATCCAAACGGTAAGCATTACCGACAGCCTTTTACACAACGACACGGCAGCTGCCAACCTTGCCAGTTACCTGCTAGTTGGCGAACCCACCCCCACGTTTACCGGGGTACAAACCGATTACCTCATGCTCACTACAGCCCAGCGCGAAACGCTAGCCCTAGTAGATATTGGCGATACGATCACCATAACCAACACCATTGCTGGCGGTGAAGTAGCCCAGGAATTAAGCGTAGAGGGCGTAGAGCATCGCATAGATTTTGTGAACGGCCACCGCGTCACCTATTACACGGCACCTACGGTAATTGTGTACCAACTAATTTTAGATGACCCTGTATATGGCACACTCGACGGGGAAAATGTCTTAGGATAAGGGGCACTATGGCTACACCGTTTCCGTTTGTCGCGTCGCAGGTGCTCACCGCGGCGCAATTAAATGCAATTACTGAGTTACCAATTAACGCTAAAACCGCTAGCCATACGTTGGTTGCCGGTGACGCTGGCGCTCGAGTGCAAATGACTAACGCAGGTGCAACTACCATTACGGTAAACGCATCAGTATTTAGCGCGGGTCAATCGGTTTACATTTATAACCTTGGTGCTGGCACGTGCACTATCACGGCAGGCACCGCAACAATTACTACATCGGGTTCACTAGCGCTGGCGCAATATGGGGGTGGAACGCTTTTATTTACCAGTTCTAGCGCTGCTACTTTTTTTAGCGGTGGGGCGTCACTTTATGGCACCGCAACAGGTGGCATAGGTGCGCCCGTATCGGCAACCGTAGGCGGCGTTAATTACCAGTATTTGCAATTTAATGCGACTGGCACATTAACAATTACTCGAGCCGGGCTATTTGACGTTTTGCTATTTGCTGGCGGTGGTGGCGGCGGTTCAGTAATTGCTACGGCTATTGGCGGTGGTGGTGGTTCAGGCGGGGGATTACAAACTACGGTTTACATGTCTGCTAACCAAACTGTAACTATTGGTGCTGGCGGTGCAGCGGGTGGCGGTCAAGGTTCTAATAGCAGCATTGACTTAACTACTAGCGCACCAATAATTAGGCAACCATTGTTTGTTTACGGCGGTGGTTACGGTGGCGGTTATTGGGCTAGCGCTGGTAAAGCACCAACCGCAGGCGGTTCAGGTGGCGGCGGTGGTTACGGCGGTACAACAGGTGCAGCAACATTGTGGGCCTTTAATGGTTTTGCTGGCGGTAACTCATTTAACACGTCTAACGGTGGCGGCGGTGGTGGTGGTGTTGGCGCTGTAGGTAGCAACGGCACAAGCCCAACCGGTGGCGCAGGTGGCGCAGGTGTAGACGTTGCCGCGTTTATTGGTGGTAGCGCATTGTTTAAGGGCGGCGGTGGTGGTGGCGGTGGTACTACTGGTGGCGCTGGTGGTTCAGGTGTTGGCGGTGCTGGTGGAAGTTCCGGCAACGGTTCAGCAGCTGCAGCGAACACAGCAAGCGGCGGCGGTGGCGCTGACAGTTCCGCAATTTATAACGGTGGTGCCGGCGGTTCAGGTATTTGTTACGTGAGGTTTAGGGTTTGACCATGGCATATTTTGCAGAAATTGACAGCAACATAGTTTTACAAGTAATCGTTATTGCCAGTGATGATGTAGATAACTTGCCATTTCCCGATAGCGAGCCAATAGGTCAAGCGTTTATAGCATCGTTGGGCATTGCTGGCGAGTGGTTGCAAACCTCATATAACGGAAACTTTAGAGGTACCTACGCAGGCATTGGTTATACCTATGACGCGGCGTTAGGCGAGTACGGTGAGTTTGTAGCGCCCGAAGCACCACCAATTCCCGAGCCGTAATGAAATGGCGTTATATGATCGGGTACGTGCTTTTAATCGGCGTAGTAGTTTGGGGTTGTAGTGGTTGCACAGTTTCTAAAACGAATATCGAGTACCAATGCTTTACAAAGGTTGCATGTGAATAAAACACCTGAACAACAACACGCCGGGCTAATAGTTTTCGTTGGCCGCCTAATGGCTATTTGCTTTTCTTTTACCGTTATGGCATTTATCTACGGCATCCTGTTTGTCCAACAGCCTGAAAAACAGGCGCCTACTGACGCCCAGCTCATAGACCTTTTAAGCACTTTGCTCGTTTTCCTTACTGGCACACTTAGCGGGCTGGTTGCGTCTAACGGCCTAAAGAGTAAGCCCGGTTCAAGTGCATCCACCGATTAAGAAACTGGTTTTACCGTCTAATTTGGTGCACGTTAAGCCGGGTGAACTACCCGCCAGCCTGCTAGTAGACGTTAAGCCGTTTGGCAAACTGCACCCGTTAGCAGCGAACGCATACAACGCGGTTAGAGCTGCCGCATTTGCTGAGGGCATAAAACAATTTAAGCCCATTAGTGCCGGGGATACATACCGCAGCACGTCGTTACAGCGCCAAGGATTTTTAGCCCGCTACCAACTAGAACCAATACCGAACGTAAAACCTCGAGTGTACGAAAACAAAAATTATTATCTAAAGCCGGGCAATGCGCCAATTGCGGTACCAGGTACCAGCCGGCATAACCTTGGGCTTGCCGTAGATTTTGCGAACATGTCGGGCGCCACGTTTGAGTTTATGTGTGAGGTAGGCCCTCAGTTTGGTTGGTCACTTGAGGTAATGCCAGCCGAGCCGTGGCATTGGTTTTACTGGCCCGGTGACAAAGTACCTGCAGCGGTAACCCAATACTTGCAAGGGCTTGCGCCAGTATCCCCCACCGCGTAACACGCGCCTACTACCGTTTTGTTACCGACGAAAAGAGGTTTACCGCGCATGACTGAACTACAAACCTTTACCTATGAAGCATTTGTAGGCAAACTAGAAAACGGGCGCGAAGTATTAGTACAGATTTTTAGAAACCCTGACACACTCGAAGTGTTAGCCAGCCAACTTGCGTTTAAGACCATTGCCGGCGGTACATGGCAAACGCCTTACCCATTGGAAAAACTATGAACCTTGCTATTAAAGCCGCGTTCACCGCGCTATTTACTTTGACAGCTGCCGGCATTGCATACCTGTTGCCTATGCCTACAGACCCCGCATTAGACCGCCCCGTAAGCCCTACAACCGTTTACGAGGCAACCCCACCCACTACCACCACATTGCCCGCATACGTGAACACATGCACGCAGGTAGCCACGTTGGCCCTTGCTGAGGGTTTACCGCCTAGCGAACTAGAAACCGCGTTAAAAGTGGCTGTACGTGAAAGCCGATGCACAAGTGACGCGTTTAACCCCCATGACACAAACGGGGGCAGTTATTCCATTTACCAAATTAACGGCTATTGGTGCCGGCCTAACCAGTATTGGCCTACCGGTTGGTTGCAGGCTAAAGGCATCGTAGAAACGTGCAGCGATCTATTTGACCCAACCGTAAACACTCGAGCCATGGTTGCCATTTGGCGTAACAGCGGTTGGCTACCATGGAAAACAGCAAACTAAATGCAAGAACAGCCCTACCCCGACAACACAATTAGTGAGGAAACCCGACGCATGTTAGACCCAACAGCAAACGCAATGGCAAAACACCAAATGGCCGTATTTGATCTCATAGACGAAATATGCAGGCCCGCACATATCCCCTACAAACCACGACACGCAGACCTAATAGCCCGACTAAAGCGCGTTGCAACTGACCTAGACCTAAGCGGCGACGCAACAGGCTGGCAGGCCGTTAGCGAGGCTATCGAAGCATTAGGTGGCTGACGTGGTAACAGTCAAACTGACGCCCAAGCAGATTTTTAACGTGCGCGACGTGGCCTACAAAAAAGCCCTCGAGTGCGAGCTGCACAAAATGCGAAACAAACGCCTACCCGGCAACGCATACGAAACCGCGCTAACCGGTGGCTACGGTGAACAGGCATTAGCCATATACCTTGGCGTTGAGTGGGGTTTTAGACCCTATGACATAACCGCCAACGACGTTGCAGGCTACGAGGTACGCGCGACATATCACGCTAAAGGCCGTTTGCTCACACACGCAGACGACAAAAACGGTTTATACGTTTTGGCAATAGTGAACCGTGACGATTACACCGTAAACCTAATGGGCTGGTCAAACCTCAAACGCTGCAACACGCCAGGCCGTTGGGCAACTGATCTACCAGTACCTTGCTACGCAATGCCACAAGCCGATTTATGGCCTATGGAAATGTTGCCGGCAACTGTGTTATACCAATCTGCTATAAATAACTAACTAACCCGACTAACTGTAAAGGCACCCGACATGGCGTTTAACATTGACAATTACGTAGATGTACCTACCCGCTTAGCAGAAGCGTTAAAGCGTTACCCTGATTTACGCATACAGGAAACCAGCGCCGAGGTAGTAACCATGCCTGATGGCTCGACGTTTTACCGTTGCACCGTTACCGTTTGGCGCGACGATACAGACCCACTACCGAGCATTGCTACAGCTGCAGAGCCTTACCCGGGCAAAACCCCATACACCAAAAACAGTGAGTTTATGGTTGGTATGACTAGCGCGTTAGGCCGTGCGTTGGGTTACATGGGGTTTGGAATAAACAAGAGCATTGCTAGCCGTAATGAAATAGAAGCGCGGCAAGACCCTAAAAAACCTGATGCACAAATAGCACCAATCCGGCGCGAAACCTCAAGCGCTCACCCTAAACAGGCCAGCCAAAAACAGGTTTACTTTATTAAGTCACTTGCTAAGGGCGCGGGGTTTGATGAGGCAGCGCTACACGATTACATTGCGGTAACGCTTAATAGCGACGCTGTAACACTCGAGACATTGAACCCCGAGCAGGCCACGCAAGTTATTGACGCGTTAAAAAACCTGCCAAGTAGCAAGGCCGACTAATGATTTATGCAGCGTTTAACATTATTGGCATAATTATTGGCGTTTGGCTAACAGTTTTAGTGATGATGAGGCAGGGGAAATGAACGTAGACGAACAATTATTATTACTTAGCCGCATGATGTGGTTTATTGAAAATATACAAACTAGCCCTGATTGGATTGGCAAAAACGAGGTAGAACAATACGTGCGCTGGTCAGCAAAACATTTAGCAGATGATATTTGGCAGCGCGTAATAGAAAAGGATTACGGCACCAATGGGCATGCTTGAAGCACAGTTTAAGAATACGGTTATAGACATTGCTACTCGGTATGGCTGGTTAGTGCACCATGACCTACCAGCGATGAACAGGCGCGGCAAATGGGCCACACATATTCAAGGCGATAGCGGTTTCCCCGATTTGGTGTTACTCAACAGCAAGGGTGTGCTAGTTTTCGCAGAACTTAAAACAGATATCGGAGTAGTACGCAAAACACAGGAACGTTGGCTCGAGCGTTTAGATAAAGCCGGCGTAATTGTGCAAGTGTGGCGGCCTAACCAGTTGCCTGTAATCATACGTTTTC